AACAACTATCTCTCGTCTTGTTTTTACAGCAGTTATAATTTCAGAACCAGAACCTATTCTCAAATCACCTGCCGTATTAGTCGCACTTGGTATCCATTGAAATGGATTTTCTTGTGTGCTAAATCTTACTAACAATCTATCTTGCGTTGAAGATCCTATAGGATTAGCACCAAAACAAATGACATGACGATCTCTTTCAGATACTATTACTTTTCTTGATTTAGTTGGAGCTGCGTCAGATAGTTCTATTAAATTTTTTGCCCTTGCACCTGTTCCAAGAGTTTTATCCCAATAAAAAATAAAACTATCTTTTTCATTAAAAATTAAATCTTCTCCAAAATTATCTTGTGACCAAAGTCTAATTGTGCCACCACCAACAACATCAGTTGAAGCTAATCCCCAACCATCTGCACCCCATGTACCAGCACCCCAGCCACTACCAGGTACAACTGTATTTAATCCAATGTTTAATTGATACTCTGCATCCGCTGATCCCGAACTAGACAAAGCTGCGGCTGCATTATCGCTTAAAGTTATCACATAACTGTTAGTATTTGTAATCGATGTTATAGAAAACTCATTATTCAATTGAGTGTTTAAAGTAGTGTTGCCTGTGTCTGCATTACTAAAGGTTACAAAATCTCCTTCTATAGCTCCATGAGTAGTGTCGTTTACAGTTACACTAGTGCTGTCGGTTGCCGTTGTGAATGTTATTGCCATATTTTAATCACCCACTATAACTGTTGATTCATTAGTAATAGACACAGTTACATTCCCTACTGTTCCAGTTCCAAATAAATTTGCAGAAGACGGAGGAGTGTTTATAGTTACTGTTCCAAGACCTGTAGTTCCTAATATTCTCAAATTATTTTCTGGGTTAGTTGATTTTACTTCGTAAGCTGACTCTATAACAACTGTTCCAACAGCACCAGTGCCAGCATTTCCTGATACAGTTGTTATAATTGGGTTTCCATTAATATCAAAAATTACAACACCATTAACGACTTTACGTCTTATTGGAGTAATATCATTGTACGTTTGTGATTGTTCAATATAAAATTTTTGTTCAGTTCCTAATCCTAAAAGCTTATCACCTTCTAAATTTGCCCAAGAATGTAAAGTTCTTGATGTTCCTAAAAAAGTTCCAGTAGCATATTTTTCCCAACCGCCAATTTTTTCTGGATAACCAAAACGAAAGCGAATTTTATCGCAATCGTTCCATCCACCTTTATTTGAGTAAGATGTTGTCTCTTTATTTATTCCTGGTCTAAATTTTAAAGACGTTATTGGCATCAAACTAACTTTTATTTAGGATACTTATCTTTAATTGCTTTAATTGTACCTTTCCAACCATCAATACCATTGTGATAAATGTCATCTAGTTGATCTTGAATCATTGGATACTCAGCTTGCCTTTTTTCTGCATATGTCATGTTAGCAATTCTATCAGCTTCGGCATCGGCTATTGTTTGTTTTTCTGTAGCAAATTTTGTTTCAAAACCATAAGAAGATATGTCAGATATAGTTGCATTTGGTGTATCATCTTTATATTCAATTTCTCCACTTGTACCATCCCATTGAATAGCATGAATATTACTATCAACAAAACCAACAAAGTTTGCTGAGTCAATGTACTCACCGTCAATAACTATTCGTGATGTATTTTCTTCTTGACCTTCACATATATATATTATTTTTGCCATAATTTTTCTCCTTAAACTTGATAGTACCAACCAGTTGCTATATATTTATCTTTTGTGTAAACTGCATTTCCTCTATGAGTATGTGTCCAAGAGGCAGGAAAAAAACAAACACTTCCTTTTTTGGGTTGTACTTTTACGCCATACTCAAGAAACTCAGTTTCACCTTCACCTTTAGGTATATCATTTAAATAAATTGTCCATGCTAATATTCTATGTGATGCTTCACCAAGAAAATGTTCTCTGTGCCATTCGTGAAACCCCCCTTTAGGTGGTGTTTTCTGAACTTTTATAACTCTACTGTAACATGGTATTATAGCAAACGATGGAAACTCATCCATATATTTTGCTAAAGCAATATCTAATATCTTATGAGTTTCTGTAGCCAAATCTTCTGTATCATTTCTTTTTTCATCAAAATAAAATTGAAAATCTTTTCTGTTTTTAGAACCATTTTGCTCTGAACCATATGCCATATGAACAGAAGAATCTTTTAATAATAACTCAAATTTAGCAATCATTCTGTCGCAGTAGTCATCAGAAGCTATGTTTTCGTATCCAGATATAAATGTCATATTTTTAATTTTTGACATATCATTCATTATAATAATGCCTTATTTGTTCTTTGTTCCATAAACTTTGATAATTGTAATAAGTTTTGATTTGACTCATTTGCCTTTACCATTTCATTTCTAAATGATTCTATTGCAGCTCCTGCTTGTCTTGACTGCATTGCATTCTCTACTAACAACATTGGCAACCATGCCATAGCACAAGCATATTCATCTACTTCTTTACCATCATTTGGATTTGTACCTTTCATTTGCACAAACCATGCACATTTAAACTGTTTGCATTTTTTAAAGTTATTAAGTGGACAATTATCTTCTACTTCTAACTTCATATTAATCCTTATTAGCTATAATAAAGTCTACATATTGCACATTAATAGTGGCAGTTGAAGCGGCTACTGCTAAGTTACCTGCAGTTACATTACCACTTAAAGTTGGAGCACCAGTCATACTGCCACTTAAATTATGTCCGTGATTGTGTGATCCACCACCACCAGTATTCCCTCCTAAATTATAGAAAGTTGCAGCTTGTGTGTTAACTGAAGCATTTATAATAGCCAAATGATTCGTACCACCTGCACCAAGAGCAGTGGTATGTTCGTGACTTGGAATTTGATTTGTTGATAATGTTGTATTTGAGATGTTACCACTCATACTTACAGCCAAGTTTCCTGCACTTACAGTTTGGTTTGTTCCAGGATTACCAGTAACACTACCCAAACTAACGGCAGGAGTTGCCATTGCAGTAGTAAAAGCTACACTACCACCAGTTCCTACAGTTCCAGATGTTAGCCTTAGTGCTTTATCATTGTGAGTTGATTGCTTTGTCCAACCAGTAGGTGCTGATGTTTGTTGAAACAACATTGATGTACCCGATGGAAATGGCTCTGCATTACCGACTGCTGTTGTTACAAATGCTGTAGTCGCAAGTCTTGTGGTATTGTTACCCGCTGTTTGTGTGGTCGATGTTGGATTACCACCTAAATTTAAATCTGTAAACGCATCAACAACTGCCGCTCCACTTCCAGCTCCGTCTAAATATACTGCCTTAACTTCTCCATTTGCAATATTAACAGTTGAACCTGAACCTTGTTTTATAGTTATTATTTGACTACCTGTTGTAGCATTTTCAATAAATTGTAATCTACTTACTGTGTTTGGTAGAATAGTAAGAACTCTTGTTGCAGATAATGTTGCAGAAGATGTTACCTTAACGTACATACCTCTTAATGGGTCTGTTGAACCATCTGCCACAGTTTCTGTTTGATCTGCATTAGAGGCAAAACAATCTTTTGTGGTAAAACTTAAACCTTCACCTATTAGTTCTAGGTTTGTGTTTGTCGATGTACCCCAAGTTCCAGATTCATCACCTGTAGCTATTTCTTTTAATCTTAAATCATTAGTATATTCTGCCATAATTTATGCCGCCTTTTCTACCCAGTTTGCCAGTTGGTCTGGCTCAATTAAACTATAAACTTGCTCCTCACCAGTTGCACCAGTGGCACTAATTCCAGTTAAAGATACCACACATTCAGGTATTATGACAAGTGTTCCTATACCTTCGGTTCCAGAAATACCTGTAACTGGAACGGGTATTTCTGTTAGAATAGTTTCTTCACCCAAAGAAGTTGTGCCAATTACAGACGTAGAAACGAAATTACAACCACCAATAATATTAACAGTGCCGTTGTTTCCAGTAGCAGAAACGCCACTTACAAAAATATTAGCATCACCTTTTACGGCTTCCTCACCAATATTAACAGTACCTGTGATAGCATCCTCAACAACTTTAGCTCCACCCGCCGCTAAAGCATCGCCAATCTCACCAGTGCTAGAAACACCCGTTGGTACAACCTCTATCGATGGAAGGGCAGTTACCGTTCCTGTTTCTCCAGTTGCAGCAAGACCTACTCCAGTAACAGAAGAATTTCCTATTATTGCTACATCACCTGCAGAAGAAGTACCACTTACGCCAGTAAGAGTAAAAGTACCCGTCCCAGTTTCAACTGTGTCGCCAATCGCACCAGTTGCACTCGATCCAGTAGGGGAAATAATTGTTTGTCCAGCCGCTTCAGCCGTTCCAAGAGCACTAGTGGCTTGAACACCCGTTACACCGACTACAATTTGTGGTCTTGTAATTTCATCCCCAAGTTGTCCAGAACCCTGAACACCCGTTGGGGTAACTTTAGCAGTTCCAGTTTCAACTGTGTTACCTAAAGATGAGGTTGCAGAAATCCCGGTAGGAGTAACAGTAGCTCCAGCAGAGGCTACTTCATTACCAAGTGCCGTAGTACCAGAAACACCAGTAACTTCTACAGGAAGAGGAGAGCTCCATGCTCCTTCTCCCCATGTGCCTCGACCCCAACCGTTAATGTTCGCCATCGGTTAGCCTTTGATTAGGCTATTCTGATAATAGCGTTTGAAGCATCCGCAGTTGGAAATTGTATTGTAAATGTTCCTGCTGTAGAGGTTTTGTTGGATGTAAAATCCAAAACAGCAACAGCTTTATTACTGTCTGAGCTATTGTATATTAAAGCACCCATCGCAGTAATTGTTGCAGTTGTAAAACTTAGATCAGCAAAATCTGTAAATGCAGTTGTTCCAGATGTTGCTGGATTTACTCTTGTTAAAGAACCACCACCAGTTGCATATGAACCACTAGATGCGACTTCACCAGTTGTTGTAAATGCAGTAGTTGCAGCTCCTAGTGTTGCAGTTGTAGATGATTTACCACCACTACCTTCTGCATAAAGTGCTAATTTGAAAGTGTCACCACCGCTTAGTTTAAAATTGTGTACACCTTCTAACAACTCTTTCTTGAAGGAAGTACACATTGCTTGTGCTATAGCCATATTAGAGTCTCCTTATATATTCAGCCATTTCCTTTTGACCACTTGATCTCAAGGCTTGAATAATAGTACCACGTTCTTCCTTTCTTGCCAATAGTAGATAATGATACAATACTTTTTTAAGATATTCTCTGAATTGTTTAGCTTGTTGTCTAATATGTGGCGGAGCTTGTTCGGAGATGCTGACTATTTTATCAACGGCCAAATCCGCTATTTGTTCGTTTGTTAATCCGCCTTGATCTGATGTCATGACATTTACTTTTCCAGTTTGTGATACTCCTACATTAAACACTTTTTTTCTCCTCATAAGTCACGCCAGGTATATCTTCTCTACCAATAACATTAGGTAAGTCAACTGGATTTGGTGGGTCTTTTTTAGATTTTCGTTTAATCATTAAATTTCCTTTGGAAACAGTAGATATTAATGGGTTATCTAGTCTATGATAACCATATAACTTTTGATCTTCGGGGACATTGGTGTCCAATAAGGAGGAGTTGTGAGCTATATTTATTTTAATGCCTTTTGTAGTTGCAATAGCTAACCAAAATTCACAACAACCTCTACCAGCCTCTGCAAAAGCTACATTTTTGTGTGTAAAATCAATTCCATAAAGATGTAATTCTTGAACCTCTCTGTAAATTGCATAAGCTATTGCATAGGCTACAGTGTTGTTTAGGTAAGCATACCCAGTTTTTTGCAAAACTTCTTGCAAAGGATATTCAACTACATCTGGACATCTTTTATCTAATTCACAAGAAAAAATAGGTATATTTAATTTTGCTTTAAGTCTTTGAGACATTATATCAGTTTGTTTACCAGCATTAGGTGTGTCTAAAAATCTTGATGCTGGATCTAACATAAAAACTTTATCGTGATAAATTACGGATGAAATAGCATTTATTGCCCAAGTTTCATCAAATTGTTCACTCCTAATTTTACTCATTATGTATTCGGAACAACTATTGCCCAAGCCAACTATGGCTACACTTTTTAATTTTTTTTTCATTTTGCTACCTTTTTATTGTTTTGGAGTTCTAACCAATCCCTCCCTATAAGCATCAGTATTTTCTTGACCTTCAGCATATAATTTAAGTCTGCTAATAGATTCTGTAAATCTAGCAGTGTAAAGTTGTATTAAATCTGATTCACCTTTCATAAAAGTGTAAGCCTCCACCAAGCTTGCGTACAATAATGCATCTGGTGCATTTTCGCTTATCCAAGTTGTTCCAGAATCAACTGTTGTTAAAGAAGCTGGTCTGTAAAAATAATGCAACTCTACTGCATAGTCTGAATTTGGAGTGGGAGCCACAATAAAATTATCAACATCAAAAGAAGCATAAAATCTTGGACTTCCAGTATCACTAGGATTCGGATTAAATTCTTGAATATAATTTACATCTTTCTGCAATAAAAAAACATTTTGATTACTGGCATTTACATATGACAACGAAAAACTAGCCAAATAATCACTTGGCTTTTGTAAAAATTTATTATCACTTGTCATAGAGCCAGTTACATTTTTTCTAAAATAGTCTAAATCAACTACTTTAAATATTCTTTCTTCAGCATTTTGAATAAAAAAAGGTATCTCTGCTACAAATGTAGACTCGTCATTTTGTGTCCACTCTTGAATTGATGCCGTTAATGTTGTGTATGTAAAACTCATGATGTGCTCACTGTAACTGTTCCAACTGAAGCCGTTGCACTAAATGTTGTAAGCAAACTTCCTATATTTCCTAACCCAGTATTAGTATACACAATGAACTTTTTATTGTCATCTTTAACATCTGGTCTTGCATCTCTTATAGCTTCTGGATCAGGTCTTGTTCTAATAGGCTCTAATTGTGGGTGCTTTTCTTCATATTCATCTTTGCCTACAATAGATCCATTCCATTCTTTTCTTGTATCTTTCAAACGATATCTAAATCCAGACCTATCTGAAATTCTATAAGCATATTTACCACTAGCAAAAGCCATTAACCAACTCTATAATAATCTAACTTTGGAGCAACATTAAAAGCAGATCTATCTCTATCTTCTGCCATAGCTCTTTCAAATTCTTCTTCATATACTGTTTTCAATAATTGTATTCTATCAGGTGCTTTTTTCATAGCTATATAATAGGCTAAACCAGCAGTAAGACATGGATAAAACCTAAAAGGTATTTCCATTGTGTTAGCGGCACTATCTGCGTCTTGTATGCGTGTTAGAGCATCGTAAACTATTACATCTGTGCTGTTCTCTGGTGTTGGATACAACTTTAAATTTGGTGTAATTTGTCTATCTAAAAAATATTGAGTAGGTCTACCAGTTGAAGTTTTGTTTGGCAAATTTAAAAAAGTGTCTCTACTAATTCTTGTCATTGAAAAGTCAGTACCACTTCTTCTCACTACCAAAGACAAAATATCAATGACATCTGCGTCTAAGCTATACTCTGAATCGTTTATAGTAACTGTTTGTGTTCTTTGTTCAATTGTCCACTGATTTAATCCTCTGTTAGCCCACTCTGCTAACATAATATTCATGGATCTTCTTGCAGTTTGAAGGTCGTATCCAGTTCTTACTTCAAGACCACATCGCTCAAAAGCTTCTTCGATGTATTCTGCTACATCTAATTCAAAATCTACTGAGCTTGATGTAGCCATTAAGCCTTACCACCTTTTTTCATCTTCTTCATAGCCATGCCACCACCACGCATTTTTTTAGCCATGCCACCACCTCTCATTTTTTTAACTTTGCCACCTTCCATCATTTTAGCAGCTTTAGCTAAGTCTTTTGACATAGCCATCATTTTCCTTGGACTCATTGCCATTTTAGTCTCCTGTAGTAGTTTTCACGTTGCTCATAAATGTCTTCAACATTATACTCATTATAATATTTATCATAATAACCAAGTTTCTTCAATTTATTTGCACTTTCTTGAAGCTTACTTAATCTTTGTACAAATATCAAAGCATATTCTTTTTCAACAATTTCTTCAAATGAACCATCATCAATTAGATCATTAACATCGTCATCTGGATGAAATCCCATTAACCAAATATCTCTTTGCTTAAATAGGCTTTTGTTTATTTTTTCGTTAATATTATTTAAATTGTTATGGAAATCTTCATTGTTTTGATAATTCATATCAACAATTATTATTAAGTCTTTGTTATCATTAAAATAGTTTACTAATGAATATATTAAATCATTATTTGATAAATTTTTAAAAGCAAAAGTAACTTTATCGTTAGCCCATGCACTTTTGGCAAAAGGACAAGAAGGTAAATTATTGTAATTTTTATTAGGTATTTCTAGTGCATGTTGTGACCAAAGACGTATTTCTTCACAAATTTTGTCTTCAACATTTATATATTCATCCATTACTTTTTCTTTTTTCGCCTAGCTGCCTCTACTCTTCTAGGCTTTCCAGCTGGTTGACCTAATCTTTTCTTCTGAGATATACGTTTTCTTTTTTCTGAGGTTGTCATTTCTGAAGCAGTCTTAGGTGTTTTAGAAGATATGCGTTTACTAGGTCTGCAATAAGGTGTACCACGCTTTTCTCCCTTTTTCCTTCCGCAAGCCTTACCAGTCCTTACGTCTTTCCAATCTTCCTTGAACCATCTTTTAAGTGCTAATCCAGATTTTGTTTTACGAACAGCCATTATCTAAACTTTGTTACTTTTCTTCTGTTTTCCATAACAATACCACAACCTCTTGCAATATTAGGATTTTTTGATGGTCTTTTTACTTTGCCTTTAGCTACATCTCCACCATATTTCATTTTAATAACACCACCATTTGCTTTTTTCTTAGCATTACCCCAATTTTTAGCACCTTTTTTTCTACAAGCTGCTATGGCTCCTGAAGCATAAGCTGATGGAAAAACTCTATATCGAGATTTAACTTTTCTGTAACAAGCGTCTTTTGGCATTCTTTTTTATCTTTATATTTTTTTTCTTTTTCTTTTTGTTCGGTGGTTTTGAGACTTGCTGACTCATTTGAGAGCGACCCATAACCATCTAAAATACCTTTTCAAGTACTGCAACAACTATAATGACACCATAAATACCCCATATCCTACTATCTAAAGATTTAAGTTTATCTTGTATTTCTGCATATCGCCTATTACATTCACTTTCGTGTTTTTCTAATAATTTTAAAACATCTTCTGCTTTCATATTAACACTTCCACCTTCTTCTAGCTTGTCTTAAACGACTGTTAGGATTTTTTGCTGCTTTAGGAAACTGTTTCATTTGACCTGCACTTCTAGCACAAAATGATTTTCTTCTTTTAGATGCCTTGCTTCCTGCTTTTACTTTACCTGTAACAGCTGTTTTTAATTTACTTCCAGGGTTCTCTCTTCTATATCGAGCAACACCTGCTTTGGTCATTCCCGCACCACTTTTAGTGGAGCGGAAATACTTTTTAGTTTTAGGAGGCTGTTTGTCTTGCTTCCTAGGCATTAATAAAGCTTTCTGACTTGCATTATTACTGTGTAAGTATCAGCAGAACTGGCACCAACAGTGGTAAAAAGTACATCTCCAGTAACTCCACTTCCACCATTATTTGTTAATCCACCAAAAGATGTGTAATCGTGATGTCCACTTTGATTTTCACCAAGCTCTATGCAAAAAACATTTGATGTAGCATCAAATAAAACTTGTACTTTCATGCCATTGCACTGCCACCATATTTTTTCAATGGTAGCTTTTGTGCAAGCTTGCCCTCTAGCATTTGATGATAAAGCAGAAACATCTACTTTTGTAACGGTAGATTCACCTGTGCCGTCAGAAATATTTGTAAACTTCAGTACGGCAATTTGCTCGCCATCAATTAAAGTTTGAGAGGTTACTGCATCAGCCATTTATACCTCCTATTATTGATCAGCAAAAGCTGGAGCGTCTTCAGAAACTACATTACCCCAAATATACCAATTTGTTGAATCTTTAGCCATGATATTAATTTCCATAATACCAAAATCAGTAAGTGTTAATTTTGAGTTTGAATTACCATCTGCATACACTGATACGTTATCTGCATTAGTGTCTAAGTGCTGTACACCACCAATAAAGAAGTTAGTGTCTGAGCCAGTATCAATTATTAGATTTTCTGTCTCTTCTGCTGCACCACCATATATAAGCTTAAATGTAGCTCCTCCAGTTGGGGATGGAAGTGTAATTGTTCTATTAGCAGTTATAGCTGGTACAACCATTGTTCTTCCGCTGTGTGTTGCATTATCGAGTGTTTTGTTCTCGTCTGCTAATGCAACTGGTGCATCACCCATAGTCATAACTTCTGTGATTGTTCCAGTAGTAGCATTTTTACTAATAGTCTTGATTGTGCTTTCAGATCGTATAGGACCTGAGAATGTTGAATTAGCCATATAAATCTCCTTGTCTTGGCTCTGTCGAACTTAATTGTTCGTCAAGGTAATTTAACTATACACAAAAAAAAGGGGTCTGAAAAGACCCCTTAAAAAATATGTGAATATTTTTATGCGGCTCCAGGAGAACCAAAGACAGCACGAGGGTCTGAAAAACCAAAGGCATAACGCTCTCTAGCTTTATATCTCATGTTGCCTGTATCAAAGTCAGCTTCCATACTTGTACTTAATGGAATTCTTTCAAAATACTTGAAACCATTAGGTGCATCTGTCTTGATGAAGAACGCATCTGTGTCTGTTAAGAAGTGGTTAATTGTATAACCCTCTGGTAACATACCCATGTTTTTCATTGCGTTAACATCATTGTCAGATGTTCCTGGTCTTAAAGTGGACTCAAGTAATCTGTCTGCAACAAATTGTAATGCAGGTGGAATAATAAGTTTCATTCCCCTTAATGCTACAATCATATTTCTCTCATCAACAAAGTTTGAAATGTCGATAAGAGCATTTTCTAATGATGTCTCATTAAGATCTGCAGCAGTTGATGGCTCATTTCTAAATGTTCCACCACCACCTAAAGGATGGTCTGTAGCACAAAGCTCTTTACCATCGCCACCAGTGAAGCTTGAATTAAACGCATTGTTTAATGTAGCAGCGGCTTTTACTTGCTTTGTGTGTGCCATTGATCTTGCTAACGCTCTTGTGTATCTAGCTCCAAGCTGATCATACAAGTTGTCTTCCATTGCTTCTTCTGTAAGTGCAAAAGCTAAAGCAATAGTTTCCATTGTATATCTTGAAGTATACACTTCGTTTGCATTATCAAAAGATACACCAGCACCCTCTGATTTTGTTGCTGCATTACCAAATCCACTCAACATTACTTCTTCTTCAAACGCTCTGTCTGAAGATTCTGTGTCATAGATTTCTAAATGCTCTTGATCATAACGATCATATTCCATGCCGAATAAAGCGTTAAGACCTGGTTCTAACTCTTTTTGGAGTTGTGCTCTTGAAATAGCCATAATCTAATCTCCTTACGCTAATCCAGCAGACTTTTGCCCAAATATGTGATTTTGAATCACAACAAGGACATTAGTCGCATCGGAGCCAACATCGCTATTCTCTGGATCTTGTGATATGTCTATCGCTTTGATCGGTAGAGTAGCAGTAGTAGCACCTGTTGTTACGTCTAACTCTGCACCAGAAATACCAGTTACAGTTGAGCCTGCACTTGTATAAACAATGTCAAAGTTACCTAATAAATCTGCAACTGGAAATGTAGCATCGGCTTGAATTTCAAAGATAACATTTGGGTCATCTATAATGAAAGCTTCAATATCCGCAGCATTTGTGCTTGCAGGGTAGTAATTGGAAAAGGTTTCTTTTCCAGTTGTAGGGTCTGTATACCTACAACCATTGAACACTCCAACTATTGGGACTGATCCTCCATCAGCGTGTACTTCTACACCGCCACCAGTGACTTGGGCTACCATGTCACCTTGAAAAATACTTGTTCCGTAATTGGCAGCGATTCTATATCGGCTTTGACCACCAGTGAAAGGGGCACCCCCTACCATCTTGACTGGTCTCATGCCAAAAGCAGCATCTTGATTTGCCATTTTTAACTCCTAAGTAAGAATTTTATTAACTTTGCCTCTTGCCACCAAAAGCGACTTGAGACTTCCTTTCCTTTGATATTGGCATAGAAGGGTTTGATTCTTTCATCAAATCTCTATCAACAGCCTCCATCTGGGTACTTGTTTTATTCATGAAATACTCATTTCTTGATTCGACTATTTCATCTGGAATCCGTGCTAATAAAAGTCCTCCTTGACCAATTACTCCAGCATTTTTGCCTTCATCAATCACAGGGAAATCTGCATCTGGATAGTCCTCTGCACGTACTAATTCATATCCTTCTCTTTGTCGTTTATGGACATTAGCTCTATCATCGTAATCCATAACACGTTCTCTAATCCACCTATGTTTGTAACCAATAGGTGCTGGGGGAGCATCTAATGCTGATGGAGGTGTCCATGCTTTAAATCTTTCCTGTTTTTCACGAGTAACAGACTCTCGATTGGTTCTATCCACCATTTTAAGCTCCTTTCCTGGAATCTATTTTAGCTACCTCTTTTGCGTACTGCTCCAAAGGTATTCTCATTTTTTTAGCAAACGCAACTTGTCCAGGAGTAAGTTCTATTTGCTTTTTCCGCCCATTATTATTAACGGATTTTCCGTTCACAGGTGCGACAGTCTGGGCGACTTTTCTGTCACTCTGAAACTTATGAGGAAACTCTTTTCTGATTCTTTTATCAATTTCTTTATAGTAATCATCAGTTGTAGGATCGAAGCCATCTACAGCAACAACTTGCTCATGTATGACTTGTGCTCCTCTTGTCATTACCATATCTTGACCAAACCAAGTATTTTTATCAAGCCAACCTTGTAGTTTTGGATCTATTTCTTGCCTTTGGTTGACTTGCCTCGCTTGGGTTTGGGTTTCTTGGTTGTTGCTCTGTCCTTCATTATTTGCAACTGTTCTTTCTTGCTCATTTCTTGCTTTTTGGATTCTGAGTCTTTCGTTCTCAATAGCGAGTTTAGCCATGAGGTCGCTTGCCTCAGACATTTTTTCAGCATCTCCAGCATCAAAAGCCTCCTTATAAAGTTTTTTTGCTTGAGCAGTTTGTGCTTCTATTCTATTACCAAACTCTGAAGTGTATCCAGTATTTAATTGTTTAAGTTGTTTTTGAAGCTCTTCATTCTGCCTTTTTTGCTCTTCTGCATATTTAAAAGCTGCGTCAGCCTCTTCTAAAGCGGCTTTTCTTTTAGCAGTTAATTGATTAATACGTTTCTGAACATTTTCTGAATATTCATCAAGCTCTTCTTCTGGCTTGTCAGAACGAACATCTGTTCGCTCTGCATTTTGTGCTTGAGAATTTAAAGATTCTTGTTTTTTTTCTGAAGACTCATCTATGTCAACAATGACATTTTCTTCTTCATTTTCTAAAACTTCAATTTTTTCTTGTGATTCGGACATCATGCTCTCCATTATACATACGAAATATCTGTGGGATCAAGTATTTTTGCTATAATATTATCATCATTTATGAGTCTTAGCTCAAGACCCTCCACTTTGAACCTATTTCCAGCATATCTACCCATAAGTACCCATTCTTTTTCAGAACAATACGCTCCATTTGGGAATTTATGTTCGTCTTTATAGGCATCTGGACCCATTTTGACTACATAAGCAACAACAGTTGCAAATGATTCTCTATCCCTTGTTGCGTCTGGTATGTAAACACCACCTTTTGTCTTTTCTCTTGGATAGTAAGGAATTACTAAAAGCCTATAACCAGTTGGTTGTGGCAATCTTTCAATGACTGATACATCTATTTTTGATGGATCATCTTCATTTTTGTTAGGCTCTTCTGACTTTCCAAAAGCTTTTGATATTGATGTTGGAGTTGGATTAATTTGTTTTTTTGCCAATAATCTATCTGGCACATAAAGTTTTTTAGTCATCGTCTATACCTTTCATCGAGGTTCTTATTTCTTCTTCACACCAAGTCAGTCCTCGTATTTGACCTGTTATGAACCGATAGTCTTCTATTGAGTCTATCGAACCATCAGCCAAAGATTGAATTAACTCATCTCTTCTTTGACGTATGTTCTTTAAAAGGAATTGTGCTACGTTCACACCATCCATTACTGATCTTCTCTAAGTGTTGTCATACACATTGGACATTTATACTCTTTATATTTAAACTCACCCAAAAAAGGGATTGGTTCTGATTGGTCTACTTCTTGCATAACTATTTTATGTATATAACAAATTACTACTTTTTCTTCATTCATTTAGTTAGACCTTTTTGCTTCTCGTATGTCCGCAATCCACCAATTCCTAACATTCCACCCAAAACAGTTAAAAGTGTACCCATATCAAATTCTGGCAATTCTGGAAGCTCTGCTCCTGCAAAACTGGCACCAAATATGATCAAATCTTTAAGAATAAAATGATATGCAAAAGCAATCGCACATACCCATCCAACAGCAGGTCTCCATCCACCTTTAAAAATTGAGCCACTTGCAGCTTCTGCTTTGTTTATTTCTAACTGGGCAAGTAAAGCTTCTTGAGCATGTTTTTCAGACATAGTGGCTATCTCGTGTGCGAGCTTTGCCTTTTGATCTGCGTCTGGAATAAATTTATCGAGAAGTCCAGTTACTGGACCTATCAAAGCTTGTAACATTGCTACCTCCTAATAAACTTTGACTTTATCAATATCAACTTTTGATACAAGTTTACACATACATTGATAACTTTCAACCTTTTCTGGTACAGAAATCATTTGTTTATTTAATCTTTCTGCATAAAAAATGCAATCATTCACGTTTTTAAAATAAATTTTGTCATCAATATTTGAATTTAAGTAACAAATCAATAAGAAAACAGTCATTTATTTGTTGTTGAAGAATTACTAATATTATCTCCTTTATGTTCATGCCCCATCCATATACCAAACACACCTGTCATTACACCCATAACAACCGATACAAAGGCGGATTGAGCAGCTGTAGGAACTTCAAGCTGCATAAACCATTCAGCACATCTCCATGACATGACTGTACTAGCAAGCATCATTAGTCTTGGTAAAATTTTCCATTTTAAAAAAGTTTCAACTGTCATTTTTTAAACCTGCTATCTATCCAACATTTTCCATAATATAAAATAAAAAGCCATACTGTAAATAGTATACCCTCAAAGTACGTTAAATCATTCCATGCATCTAACACCATATTTTCCATTAATATCTCCTATTTAGCTATGCTTCGTAAGCTTTCCATTACTTTATCTATTGAAGGCTCTTGGCCATTAGGATTGAAAACACATTGATAATTGCGTGGACACCCTACATGAATATCTGTAAATTCCAGTTCATATGTCTTTTGAGCACCAACATAAATACACGCCATCTTATCCTTAAAAACTTTTTGTTTTTTTAATCTACAAGTGGTCATTTTAGGTGGTGTTATAGTGCCATTGTTTAATTTTTGATTTCTTGTGTAGTCTTTAGGTGCATTATAAATTTTACCTTTTGCGAAAGCTTTTACACCAAAAACTATCATAGCCATTAATAAACCAATGATGATAAACCCATATGCGACCCATTTAATAACCTCTAATATTTCTTCTTGTTCTTTTTTAGCTTTTATTCTGGCTTGTTTTTGGGCTTCTTTAGCTTGATTAATTCTTTCTGCTCTTTCAGCTAATATAGAATCCCAAGCAGTAGGTCCAAATCTTAAATTTATTAATTGTTTAAGTTCGTTTCTTTGTTCTTCTAATAGTTTTCGATTGATAAAATCTTCTGCACTTGATTCAACTGAGCCAAATTGCTCTTTTAATGATAGACCTTTGCCTTGACCTTTATTCATCTGCTCTTCGCCTAGAAAAAAGCCATCTATTTGTTTAGCTATGCCTTGTATATCTTGAACTGTGGATATATTTTCTTTTATGAAGTCAACACTTTTCTTGACTAGTGCTATACCTGTAAGAATTTCAGCAACGACCATAATTACCTCTAAAAAATCCCCTGAAATCTTTGTGGTTTAGCTATTTCAGAAAACTTCTTTATAATTCCACCATTACGTTTTTTTATTATTTTTTTTTGTGGTTTTTTTTGGTCTGCCTTTTTTTGCTTCTTTTTTGACTTCTCTGCTTTTAACAACGCTATCGCTATTGCTTGTTTCTGTGGATATTTCTCTTTCCTCAACTTGCGTATGTTCTTGCTGATTGTCTTCTGGCTTGACCCTTTCTTCAACGGCATCTACAACTCCTTCTTTTGCAAGTCTTCTTTTTCTCTTTTTCTCTTTCTCAACTTCCCAAATTTTTTCTCTAATTGAACTAACCATAACCTATCCTTTCATAGCTTTCATTGCTGCAATATCTCTAGCTGTTTGATCCCTTTGATTGGCTATTTCTTCTTGTTGGTCTAATCTTTGTTGATCAAGAAGAATATCATTTCTTTCTTTTTCCTTCTCTAAATTTTGTTTTTTCTCAAACTGATCTTGCTTCTGTGCTATCTCTTGACCTCTTAAAGCTAACTCTTGTTTTCTTATTGTTACAAGAGGATCTTCACTTGGTGGAGGTGTTAAGGCTTGTGCATACTGTTCTTGAATTTCAGCAGCTAATTCTGCACTTCTTGAAGCTATTTGATCTTGCATTGCTTTCATAGCATTTGGATCTTGTTGCATCATCATTTGTTGCTCTGGTGGAATTGAAGCCATTACTTCTTGTTGTGCTTGCAATTCTGACATTAAAGCAATGTGTTCTGATATATGACCTTGTAATGTCATAATTATAGCAGCATTAGCTTGTGCTACTGGAGTACTTACCATAGCTAAATGGGCAGATATATGTGCTTGATGATTTTGTTCTGGAAAAGCATTTAAAGCACCGCCTTTTAAAGCTTCTTGATTTTCTTTTGCAGGGTTCATGGGCATAGGCTGAGGTGGAGGTTGCAACACAGCCTCAATGTTTGTAACGCCCAATGCTTCATACATTTTTCTGTAGGCTTGATACATTCCATTGGGCCCATGAATGTCTGGATTACTTTGTGCTAACTGTAATTGTGTTTGTGCCAAAGCAATACGCTGTGACATAGAAAATATATTTGGGTCTGAAACTGGTAATATATCAATTCTGTCATCAAAATCTGTTTGTTTGATTTCTGGTGGAGCACCTGGAACTTGATATGGATACATTGGAACATCCATAGCAAATATTCTTCCAAGTAATTTAAATTCTATTTTTTGTGAGTAATGAAGCCTCTTGTGTATAGCAGACATAACTTTGGTACCACGCTCCATTATAGCCATAGTGGTGCCAACTGGAGCGTTGCCATTCATCTCGCCAACTTTCATGTCAGCCATTGACGCAAAACGTCTACCAGAGTCTACAAGGGTTCCTAATAGCGAATACAAGGTCTGGGAAGGCTCTTTAAATGGTAAAGGCATGATTGCTTGCCTTAAATCCATTCCTACCATATCAACGTCTCTAAACTCTCCAGGGCTAAGAGGTGTTTCATCATCTCTTATTCTTGCACCCCTTGCTTTAAATCCAGCAGGGAGGTTAGATAACGTACCAGCATCTATTAATTGTCTTAGTATTGATGTTGAGGCTCTTGATAAGCCACCTATCATATGCGTGAGACCAAAACCATAAAAGCCAAGACCAGGCAAAAACTTATAGTGTACAAAGTAAGGTATTTTCCTACGGAACGGATCAATTTCGTTGAAATTCCTTTTGATCGATAAGACTTCACCAGATTTCTCCATTATTGTTACAACATAAGGTAGCTTTAATCCAGTTGGCTCTCCGTCTTGTCCAATATCTTCAAAACCTACTAGATCTAAATCTGTGTGAACTTCATATAAAGTTAACTCTTCATTATCACTTGTACTTTTTTCTACACCTTGAATTTCATCTATTGTTTCTTTTACTTCATCATAGTTAGTAGAACCACCATCTGTTGATGGCAAGTCTATGTCTTTATAAAACCCTTGTAATTGAAGTTTTCTAATCTCATTTTTACCCATTCTTACTACATGAGTTATACGTGATGATGTTCTTAAATCTGTAGCGTTATATGGAACGATTAAATCTTCTGCATGAACAAACTTTGATACTGCTCTTTGCATTGATGGGTCAAAATAAATCTTTTTAAAAGCAGAACCTACAATTGGTAAGTAAAACAACATCTGATCTAATTCAGGGTCATACTCTTCCATTTCATAGGTTATTTGGTAATTCATGTAGTTCTTAACACGCTCTGATTGTGCTAATAACTCTGGACTTTCTGAACCCACAATAACTGTTCTAACTGGACCACCCGCAGGTAACATTTCTCTGTATGCTTGTGCTTGAAACTGTGTGACGCTTTCTGCTAATAGAGGATGAACAACACCAGAAGCACCATCAAAAGGCTCTGTTCTGTCTTCATAGTTCATACCAAGAAGCTCTAAGCCACTTTTGTATGTGTCTTCCCACTCTCTTCTAGAAGAGATATCATCTTCAATGGCACCAACTAAATCAGTTGAAATTACACCAAGATCATCATCATCAATAAAGTCTGCTAAATTGGCATCAAATGGCACTGGTAAAGTTGTTTCAATTTCTTCTTGTATTTCACCTATGATAGCAGAGCCGTCATCAAGTTCTGTTACTCCAGGTGTAATATCTGCCTCTGGCAAAGGTATCTGTATGCCTTGAGGTTGTTCTACGTTTTCAACGCCATTTACTTTTTCAATTGCCATGATTATCTAAGTTTAAACTTTCCACCTGCTCGTGCAGCACCCATACCTCTACAGACACCACCGCCAGAACCCATCTTAACAGGTCCACCTTTTTTGAATTTTTTTGCTAATGTTGGATTCATCTTTTGTTGCACATCTTCTGGTAATTTAGAAAAACCTTTTAATTTTGCTGGCACAACTCCGCCATCTTCCATCCTTCTAGCACCCATCATTTCACTTACCATACGTCTGTCTGCGTCAGAGATCATTCTGCCACCCCCTCCTAACATAGCACCTACCATTGCTCTGTCTCTATCTGATATCATATTACCAAAATTAGGATTAGGTGTTCTTTTGACAATCATAGTTTTGCCATCTATGTTTCTAAGAGTTTCGCCTTTCCTTACTGTGCCTTGAAACGGCTCAATTGTTTCAATAAATTCTTCTACTGCGTCATCTAGTTTGTTCATGGCTCTCATAGGACTTGGTCGTGCTCTTGTTTTTATCATACCACCCTTTGCCATCTTTTTAGCTTTCTTAAAAATATCATCATTGTCTTCCAAAGACTCTTTAGAACCTGGCAAGTTTTTTAAATTAGCTTTTCCAGTTTCTTTATTTTTTGCATTTTGCCTAGCTACCTTTTTGCTAAACTCCTCATTTATTATTTCTGTTTTATCGGCTTTAAGGCTTTTAGGTCTCATTTTAGGTTTAGCTACATCGCCACCATCTTTCTTTTTAACTGGCTCTGGATCTAAATCTTGTATGTACTTTCTTACTCCACTAGTGTCTTCTCCTTTGACAAAATCTAATTCTTTTTTTCCAAAGTTTTTCTTAATAAAAGAACCATATTTGTTTAAAAGCTGTGACTTGCTCATTTTACCATAGTCTGCCATACTACTCTCCTGTCTCTGGGTTAATCATTCTTGATCTAGTCATGTTAACAACCTCGCCTCCGTTAGCCATCTGAATTGTCTTTTGTTGAACACTAAACGGATCTTTCTTAGGGTTAGGTGTTATACTAAAAGTCTGTGGCCTAGCACTAACTTTACTTACTTTTGCAGATTTTTTCAAATTCTTTATCATAGCGGCATCTTTCTTCCTCTGTGTATCCACAGTCTTAACGCCAGTTTTGCCACTCTGTATATCAGTAATTGTTTTAGCTATACCCTTCAAAGGAGATGTCTCGCCACCCTTTTTTAAAAGCTTTAATTGCTTCATCTTGGTTGTGTCTATAACTTTAATCTTTGGCTCTGTTCTTTTTATCTTTGGTGTTACACCAGTACCAAAGTTCTTGCCGGGAACTGGCTGACCACGCCTAGCTAAATCTTGATAAGCTCTAATTCTATCTGCTTCATCTGACATTACTTTGTTCCTTTGAAACTACCGCCTCTGCCGGGTACTACACCGCCCATATTCATTTTTTTGGGTTTTCCAACAATTTTTTTTGCAATCTCAATTTTTACAACACCTGGCAAATTTCTTATGGGATTAGCTGCTATGTTAGCACCAACCAAACCTTGTTCAGCTTTTAAAATGTTTTCTGCAAGTCTCTTCATTTTATCTTTCATTACCTTACTCCTTTAAAACTACCACCACGACCAGGAACAACGCCGCCCATGTTCATAGGTCTAGGTAAAACGCCTTTTTTAACCAATAATTTTCTTATTTGCCTTACAGACATTGGCTCCGTGTCAACTCCCAATATTTCGTCAACACCTCTTTTTTCTCCAGCTTTTGCTAAATCATCTGCAAGTTTATCATTTGATGCTGCCATTAGTAATACTCCATCTTTCTTCTGTAAGCGGGTTCAAATTCCTCATCGTCAGGTGTGGATATAAAACCACCTTGTCTGAATCTTAGTATAGCCTGTGTCATCGAATCTGCCAAGTCATCATGATCTCCATGTGGAAAGCTTGCACATTCTTCAACAACCTCCTCTGCAAAATTAGCATCAGGTCTGTACACCATGCCACTCTCAAAGACTGGTGCACACGCATTCATTCTTGCAAACTTATCAGAACCTTTGCTTGGCGTAAATGGTGTAACTGGCACACCCATACGTCTTAACTCTTGTGTTAAAGGCGTTCCACTAGCCTTTTGCTCAATCAGTATCATATCAGGTTCATATGCCTCACATAACTCCATTGCTTTCTGCTTTAGTTCTGGAAAATCCCACCTTCCCTTTTCTGCATCAAGCAAGATGATAGCATCACCCTCACCCTCAACTGGTGTAAAAATACCCCAAGTGGTTATAGCACTAAAGTCAGAACGCTCATTCTTTGTAAAAGCCGTATCATATGATTGAATTACATAAGAACAAGCGGGAGGATCATCACGATTCCAAATGTTCCACCATTCCCTCTTGATTATCGCTCCTTCTTCTGCCGTCGGATTTTGCATGTACTGTGCGTTCCATTTTCCTACGGGAATCGAGGCTTTCACGCCTTCTAATTCTTCTTTGCTCCAATACTCTGGCCAGAGTACGTTTCCAGTCTCTGGAAATATCGCTGGAAATTCTACCACTTCCCATTTGTCCGCACCTCCTTGAGCTTGCTTTTGTAAAACTCTTGCCGTTAGGTCTTTGATACCCCAACGTGTCATAACAATGATAATCGAGCCACCTGGCTGAAGTCTCTGTCGTGGTCCAGATGTATACCACTCATAAATACTATCCAAAGCTGTAGGACTTAGTGCATCTTGTTCTGAAACAGGGTCATCAATAATCAATAAGTCTGCACCACGACCAGCTAACGCACCACCCACACCAACAGCATAGTATTCACCACCACCATTTGTTGACCATCTGCCAGATGCCTTCGCATCACTTGCTAATTTAATATCTGGAAACACATCTCTGAAATCTTCACTGTCAATTAGGTTCTTAACCTTACGACCAAACCCAACAGCCAATTCTGCCGTGTGTGTTGCTTGAATGATTTTTAAATCTGATCTTCTGCCCATAAGCCAAGCAGGAAACAAGTAACTCGCAAATTCAGATTTGGTATGCCTCGGAGGCATGTTAACTATCAAACGCTTAATTTTACCATCTGCAACGGCTTGAAGCTTTTCTGCATATATCTTGTGATGTCTTCCTTCAATGAAGTTAGGCCAAATACGTTTTACAAAATCTAAATATTTATCTTGGCTAATTTTCTGTTTTTCAAGCGTGTTCAAACGCTCAAGCATAGGAGCTATTTTGGATAGCTCATCATCGCTTAAATATTCAGCAAAATCTAAGTTCATGTTCCTGTGGATAAGAAGTCATCAACTGCTTGTATCAAACCACCATTGGCAAACTTAGCTACACCACCTTTAGCCATAGCCCTTGGTAATTGTTGTCTTGTTATTTGTGCAATTAATGCGTTCAAATCGCCTACATCAAATCCAGTGCCTCTAAAGTCCCCAACATTTGTGGTAAAAGGTGATTCAACTATGAATGGTGCTGAGCCAATACCAGAAGGCATTGCGGCACCCAAAATACTTGGAGGTGCGTCTGATTTTTCTTCTTCCTCAACGGGAATTATAGGTCTTATGATTGGATCACTACTATCACCAGAAGGCATTTGTACGTTTGGATCTGTTCCAGAAACTAATCTACCACTTGCATCTCTTATACCAATAACACGACCACTATCGTTTCTGATTAATTGATTTTCTGATAATCTACGTGAAACTGTTTCTGCATCACCCGCTTCATTCAAAACATTCTTTTGAGTGTTCGCCATATAATCTTTCATGGTCTGTGTCTGTAAGTTAGGTGCTGTAAAACCAAATAATGTTTCACCTAATCCCATAGGTCTGCCTAACGCTATTTCGTTAGCCATGTTTTCTCTGGACTTTCTTTCTATGAAGTCACCAAATATTGTTGCTGGTGTAGGAAGTCCTAATCCTTCAAGAAGTGTAGGGTCTGAACCCCTCCCAGCTTTTGTCTGACCAATATCTTCTCCGTATAATCTTTCAATGTCTGCCATACGATCAGCGTCAAACTTTCTGCCTACGTTTTCTTCAAAATCTTCTGGTGCAGTTGATAAGGTTGGAAAATCAGAAGCCCTACCAGCAGTTGCTATGTCGATGTCATCCATATCTCTTACATTTGCATCTCTTGCTGTTAATGCTTTTTGCCTTGCATCAACAAGATCTAATGCAATCTGAAAGTCATCTCCAACTTTACTTGCTCGTTGAGCAGCTCGTTCAGCTTCATCTATAGCAAGTTGATCATCACCAACTCTGCTATTTTCGTTTGGTGTTTGACCCCTCACGTTTGCACTAAAATTTGCCAAATCATCTGCAAAAGTCGTAGGGCCTAATGCCCTACCTCTATCTGCCAATACGTTCTGTTGTAGTTGCTCTCCTATCGTTGGCTGCTTATCACCAACTAACCCTTTAAGAGCATCAAGTTGTTGTTGAGCAAGGCTACTTCTCATTTCTGTCTGAACTGTTGGCAAACCACTTACACCTGGTAGACCATAGTTTTGATAAGATGGTTGTATGTCAAATGGATCTATCTCATCTTGGCTTTTTGTTAAGCTTAATGTATCTTGTAATCCAGATTTATCACCAACAGATATGTAATTGGAAGCAGGTACAGCACCACTTATTACCTCATTTAAAGACACTTTATTTAAATTAGCTAATTCTTCCTTACCTTTATCGTTCAAAGTAAAATCTTTGTTAAAAAGATCATCTCTATCTGATAAAGATACTTCATTTCTACTATTAATTTCAGTCTTCAACAAATTAATTGTATTAGCGTCTAAGTTAGGTATGTTTGCTCTGCTGCCATAGTTTTGGCCAGAAGGCATACTTAAACCCATTGGAGTAGCTGAACTTGGGTCATCTGAAAACATACTGTCATCACTTGAACCTAAATCTATGCTGTCTAAAGCATCTTGAAATGAATCAGACTCTGAACGATCTTCTGTATCACCAATAGACGGATCACTTGTATCACCTGGCACATCACCAAAGTCATCAACCTCACCACCGTTAAACATCATTTGTATAGGCTGATTGAATATATCAACGTCAGAAATAGCGGGTGCCATTTGCAAGGGGTTCATGGCACCCATAGATGGTGCCATCATACTTGGAGGAGTTGAGGAACCACCCATATTCCTTAAAAAATCGTTAAAAGTACCACGACTTGCCGCAGTTGTGTCTAATTTGACTTGAGGAGGTTGTGATGGTGACGCAGGGGTCGGCATAAAACCACCTAAAGGTCCATTCGCCATGAAAAATCTCCAAAATAATGCTCTTTTGGAGATATTAATACACTAAACTGCTTTTTGCAATAGCATTGTCATTTCACGATTGCTCTGATCAAGTAATCTCGACACCCAAAGCTCATCTTGACGCTTGTTTGCATCGCCAATTGTATGATCTATTGCATTGCAAAGCTTCCAAACACGATCTTTTTCATATTTTGTTAAAGGCTTAATCTCATCATCATATTCTTTCAGCTCTTGAACGGCTTTTTCAGCCTTCTTCGCCTCTGTCCAGTACAAAACAGCGTACTTTACAGACAATGGTATGCGATACTTGTCAGTTTCATAGCATCTGTAGCCTCTTTCGCTTAGACCTATCTTCTTAGCCATGTCTATTTGACTGAGATTTAGCTTGCTTCTATGCTTTTTTAGCTTTTCTCCGTTCCAGTCGCTGAAACTTTCTTCGTTTTTCTTCATTTTTGCTCCTTTAACACACCACTTTCAACCAAGTCCTCAATCAATTCCTCATCTGAGCCAAATCGAATAGAGTCACCAGTCCAGTCAGATACCATAGACGCATAAGTTCTACGTAAATCTTCCCTATTTCTAAATGCCATCTCTGATTTGTCAGTGATTTGATCAATTATCTGCGTTGGGTTGCCAGATAGAGGCAAGGTATGCTCCCCATCCCAACCATGTAATGTATATTTTTTCATAATTTATGGTATAGGTGTTCAGTGCCGAAAGGTCAAGAATTTTTTTTATAAAATTTTTTTGGCAGCCGTTTTTCAAAAAGCTGGGGGCTGTTTGTGGTGAACTCAAGGCAAGGCTGCCCAGATAGTCAAATATAAAAATGGGGGCGTATATGGTACGCCCCCACCGATTAAAATCAGGAAATAAGTCTAGAGATTGTCTTTTAATAATTTAGTTAATTGTTCAATAGTATTTAAGATTTTAGTTTTATCTTCATTTGTTAAATGTCTGTTTTCAAAATCTGA